TAGGGCGTACGTAGCTCTATACCATTTTTATAAATTTTTAAGTTTTTTAAAGTCTGCCAATCAGCTTGGCTAAATGATAATATTCCGCCATGACCTTACGTTTGTAGCCGTAGAAGTCATTCTCTGTTGCAGGAACTGTCCTGATCTTCTCCATTGTCCGATAACCGATGCTGTTCACAATGCTGTCATAGATTTGTGATTCGATGCCGGGTGCGTATTTGATAGATACCTGCAACAGATTGTATTTATCACTTTCGCTAAGATTCCGCAAGTGGCTTTGCAATGTCGGTATGTCGTCCGGCGGTACTCCGTAGTCAATCAGTGTTGCCTTTCTTAACTTCATTTATTTCACCTTCTCCATTCAAGTTCCAGCCACATGGTACGCCTTGAAAACATTCTGGACAGTGTTCGTAGAATCCGCAGCCTTTGCAATTCACTGGCTGTCCAGTACAATATTGCTGCAATACGTGGTATGCTGATATAGCAAGGTTTGGCGTTATATCTGGTGTAGGTTTATTATTCATCTCTTTATCTCCCCCAACTTCTTCTTAGCTTCTTCACGGGTGAGGAATACGGTTTTACCAATTTCATCCATTGGAAACGCTCCTGTTATTGAACCGCTATAATTTTCATAGTAAAATATAATTTGGTCTTCTATATCTGGCTCAACATAACTATCGCAATATCCATATGAAAATGCTTTTATTTCATACAATTTTGGATATCCAAAATTGTTATCCCATACCGCATCTCCAACATTACAGGGCAATCTCACGAGCAAGCCCTGTTCTTCTGCTTCTTTATAAGATTTTAGTTCTTCTAACAGCTCTGCAACATCTTTCAACCAATACAATTCTCCATTTTCAAAACAACATCCATAAGTATTTTGATAATACGGACAACCAACCACTTCCTTGTCGCTGATAGGATCTCTTAAATCCTCGCCGGCTCTGCAGACAATACATTTATGCTCACCATCATTCCTATGCATAAAATTTTCGTGGTCTGCATAGCAATCACCTACAGTATCCTGGCTGGCAACGCATTTAAGTGCCTTTATCATATCGTCAAGTGTTAATCTCTCCATCTACTTCACCTCTTATCGCTTACTTTTTATCGCTCGTTTTCATCGCTTGTTTCTGTAATTTCTCTTAAGCAGGCATTCCAACCAACCGCAATAATATCTTTTTGTGATTCTACATTGTCAATTGGAACGATATACTCTTTTTTTCTGGTAATGGCTTCAATGGACACCAATCAGGCTTACCTTGACAATATCCATATTCACAATCAATTTTCTTCATGAGGCTTGTGTCTTTATCGTCATCTGAGATTGAACAACATGCTTCAACACCTTCATCTAATTCATAACAGAATTGGCAATCACAGCAATTCTCTGGTGCGTCTATCACTAACACTGATTTACTCACCGACTTCACTTCCTCTCAACATCAGACTCAAAGTATTGTACCCCAAGCAAGTCCTGACCCCATTTCCGGCATCTCTTAACAGCACACAGTACGGATATAATGCCATGACCTCGTAGACGTGTTCTGTGACGTCCTCACCACGCTGGTCGATATATTTGAAACACTTTCCCGGCCTAAGAAAATATCTTGCACATACATACGCTTTTGTTCCGAATCTTACACTTGCACTACTCATTTGTGTTCCTCCTGTAACAATTCTGGATTGTCGAAAGTGTTTCCAACTACTTCATAATGTTCAAGATCAAACTTATCAATATATTCTCTATCCGTGCTACCAGTTTCGTGCGCTACCCATCCGGCAACGTTCCATTCAACGGTTTCATATGCCGCATCCTCTGGGTAGGATTCGTCCAAGTGTACCATCAGAATGTCATTCTCCCAGATTCTCTTCCCATTCTTGTCGCAAAGTCCCGTGAACTGGCAGAGGGTTTCTGGATTAATAGGTGGTGCGTATAAAACACCTGATTCAACTGGTTGCATTCGATATTCAAATAAGTTTGACCGTGAATGATCTATTACCAAACACCCCTCAACCCATTCTCCATTATCAACCCTCTTTGCCTTGAAAAGAATTTCTCTCATACGTTCTACACCTCCTGCTCAGAAAGTGGTTCGAATCTTTTCTTCTGCTTTACATCTGAATATTTGATTCTATCCACATCACTCGTAAACATACTTAACGGTCTGCACCATGTCACAAATGGGTCTGTAAAGCACTTGTAAATCACCATAATTTCATCTGATTCTGTATGAACAGCAATATCATTTACGATGTAGGTTCTTCCTTTAAAGTGCTTGTATCTTCTTCCTACCATGTTTTCTTTTAACTTTTCTAATGTTTCAACTGATACGTTGCTCATTCAACTCCACCGCCTTTCACGATTTTGATTGCTTTATCTAATGCATTTCCTACCTTTTCGTAAGCAACATCTAACTTTTCATCTCCCGTATTTGCAATTGAAACCCAGTACATTGCTTTTAAATCTTTTAACTGCTTCACAACTTTGTCCAAGTCAAAAACTGTCGGCTGCTCGTCAATAACTGCACCTATTGCAAAATCCATATCCGAACCTCCAAGAGAATCAATTATTTCGTCTGCATCAATTAACCGCATTTTTATCAACCTTTCTTAATAAAATCCAAATCAACTCTGATCACATCTGTTTCTATCGCTGAAAGACATTTCACTCGCAAATTGTAAAATGGCTTCAACAGTCCTGAACCGACATTAAATGTATCGTAATTATCCCAGTTTCTTCCCGGGTGGCATATCTGAATTTTATCTTCGCTTTCAGGATCGCCGCCAATTGCTGATATTAAATCAATTAACTTCATTTACTCATCCTCCCACACTCCCAACAACCGCATTCTCTCATACAGTACAGCGACGGTCTTGCGTCTGTATCCATAGAAATCTTTCGGGTTCATCGGGATATATCTTTCTCTGCTGATTTTCCTGTAACTTTTCCGGTGCAAGATATTCTCAATAACCATATCCGCTATCACCGTGTTTTTCGGGCAAGCTGACAAGGCAGCACCGGTAAGCAGGTATCCATACTCTGCCGGGAAGTCTTTCAGCATCGTATTCAGTTTTTCAATGTCCTCTGCCGGAATACCGTAGTCTTTCAGTTTTTTGTTCCTTGTCAGCATACTGTTCTCCTTTCTAATCGTCTGGGTGGTGCTTGTCGTACATGATCGCCACGCATACAAGACCAGTCGATCCGAATATGGTTCCAAGTGTAAGTCCTAATAAGAATGTAATCATGTTTCTTCCTCCTTCACATAATCTTCGCACTCCTCTGCATATTCATAACTGTCCATATCATCACATCTGCACTGGCAGGAATCCTGTTTCGTACAGCAGATGCAGCACTCTGTTTCACCGTCTGGACAGTTTAATTTACAATATCCCATGTCCGGCCCTCCTCACACATAATTTCTTTTACGCATTTTTCACAGTAACATCCTTCGCGTCCTTCTATCCTGTACAAGAAGCACATCCAATTTCTATTCCAAATGCCCTTTTTCATTACATCGTTTACAGCTTCCCTGTCCTTCTCCTCTGCATCGCGTTATTTTTACCATGTTTAGTCCTCCTTATATGGCTTTGGCAGTGGCTGCCATGCCACAACGTCTGTCCAATCAATTTTATTTTTACAATTTGTGCAATCCGCAAGAATCCACTCTTTTTCGGGCGTCCAGTATGCCATCCAGCAAAATCTGCCGTCTGTGACTAAATAGCATTCCGCATAATTCTTGATTTCTGGTAATCTCTCGCTGGCTGGAATCCAGTCAGTAGACAAACGCTCAATAACTTTCTTCTGTTCCTCTTCTGTCTCACAGTGTATTACAATGTCATAGGTATCATCGTATGCACTAAATGTGCCATCTTCGTTCTGTACAAATTCCATTGTATCGCTCATACTTCCACCTCACTATCCTCTGGCATCTGAAAGACCATATTCTTTTTAAAATTTTTTACAATTTCTTTGAAACCATTGACGCGAATATCGTTTGATTCTACAATTTCTCGATGTCCTGTAAATCCTGTCAAAAAAGTACAAGCAATTTTATATTCTTCATAGGCATCCTGAATCATATCCAGTACTTTCATGGCTTTTGCTTTGGTGGAATATTCTCCGAGCAGATAAGTACATCCGGTAGTGTATGATGTTATAGTTGTTTTTACAGGTCCTTTCGTAATTTCAATTCCTGCCAAAGTATTAAGATTAATCAATATTTCGCTATCCTGACTTCTGATTAACATTTTGTGTCCTCCTTACCCGCATACATTTTTAACTGCTTCATCTTTTTAATAAACAGTTTCATTTCATATCCTGTAAGTCCTACACAAGTATTTCCATCTCCTAAATCTGGATCATAAGACTGCAAAATATGTCTACCAGATTTTTTGCGTAAAATGTCGACTTTTTGTGTAAAATTATATTTCTTATCTTTTCTTTCATAGCTACATCCATATTTATCTTCTTCAACTTTTGTAAATCCAATCTCTGCTATTTTCTCATCTACTGTTTTAAATAATTTCATTTTGTGTCCTCCTTGTTTGCTCTTTTATTCCATATTTCAACAGCTTCCTTCCAATCCCATGTGTCTGTGCAAAATGTTAATCCGCATTCACAGTGAATGGCTATTGGATTCCCTCCACTGTCAGGATCGTAAAAAGACGGTGCCCAGTCTCTTTCTGGAATGTATACATTTTTCTCTGTATCTATCTCTTTTCCGCAAAACGGACACGGTTTTAATTTCTCCATTTCCATCCTCACTTTCCTCACGCAAGCAACTGGCACGCTATCAATTTGAATTTACATTCATTTTTCTTGCTATGGCTTCTATAACTGTCACTGTTACGCCGTTTCCTGCCTGCTTGTATAACTGGCTGTCAGAATTTACGAACTGTGCTTTTCCAAAATAATCATCAGGCCAACCTTGCAGCCGAAAACATTCTTTCGGTGTCAGCTTCCGAGCTGCTATGTAACACTGATATTTTTCATACCAGACTGCATATGCAACCAGTTCTTCCGATACCTGAACGAAGATTCCCTGATTGCAACTCGTGTCGAGTGTGTTGGCGTTTTCTTGTCCGACTCTTCCTCTTCTTGTCTTGCTGTTTGGCACTGAGAAGTTCACGCTATCAATTCCCACTCTGCATTCTGTATAACCTTGTTTCGTTGCTTCCTTGACTTCAATCGCGATTCCGTGCCGGTCCTGTCCTGTCAGTGTGAACATTGGCTCGCCATCTTCTTTGGACCTTCTTCCGTTCTGACGTTTCTCTGCCCTGTCTGGTGTCAATACTGGAATTGATATTTTGGGCTCCGTGTTTCCTCCTGGCTTCGTACTGATTGTTGGTGCTAATCCATCGCCACTATGAACTCTATCTCGCTGCGAATTTCTGCCATTAAGACAGCCAAAAAGATTTAACGAAACACTATTTTCTCCGTCTGTTCCTTCGATAGGAAATACTTTTGAGGTACTTCTCCCTCTAAGATGTCCGATAATAAAACATCTTTCCCGGTTTTGTGGCACTCTGAAATCTTTGGAGTTGAGCACCTGCCATTCTGTGTCATACCCCCACTGCTCCATTTCAATGAGCAATCTGGCGAAATCCCATCCTCCATTAACACTAAGCAGATTTTTAACGTTCTCAATGAAAAGGTAAGTGGGTTTATCTTCTTCTTTGAGCTGTCCGATAAGGTACATAACTCTGAAAAACAGGCTTGAACGGTTTCCTTGAAATCCGGCTTGCTTTCCTGCGACTGAGATATCTTGGCAAGGGAATCCGAAACACCAGCAGTCGGCTTTTGGAATATCTCCGGCATACATTCTCCTAATGTCATTTGCGTACCACTCACCGTTTCTGTATTCATCTTTTAATATCTCCTTTTGTCTTTGTTTCAGTGTCAGCGTTGACAAATATTGTCGTTGTTCTTCTGTTATCAGGTGCATGGACGTGTAACTTGCTACCGCCCATTTATCAAATTCACAAAATCCGACACAATCATGCCCCGCTGCTTCCATCCCTTTTCTAAATCCGCCTATTCCGGCGAAAAAGTCCAGAAACTTCATTCTTTGTTCCTCCTGTTGTTATCTCTCTTTCTTTCTGGTTTTCATCCACCGCCGGCAAAGCAATCTATGATTAAATCTTTCATTTTCTACTCTCCGGGATTCTTTAATACAATACCTAGTTCTTCTTTAATAGCGTTTACGTAATCAATCCATTCTGCCAGACCGTCATTGATGTAATCAGCAGCCCGGTCAAGTCCATTTCTGAATCTCTGACAGCGCTTCTCGCCAAAACCGAAATCATCATGCAGAACGGCAATCGACAATATTACGAACGAATCCGCTATAACCTCTTTTATCTTTTCTGACGCTTTATCAAGGTCTTTTACTGCCAGAGAGGTATGTATCCCGGTCGCACCCCGGAACTTGCATTCCTGTTCGAGGGCTTCAATCCCGCCCTGTTTGACAATTCGTCTGGCAAGGTCAAGCCCGTCTTCCCTGCCTCGTTCATATTCACGCATTTTATTCATTGTGTTAGACCTCCACTCTTTTTTAGTTTTCCCATCCAACAGCTCTCCTTATTTTCTGAGTCAGAATGTCAAACTGTAAGAATAATTCCCTGTCCTTACATTCCCTTGCTTTTATGTCACAGTCATAATCATTTATCTGATATTTCCCTTCTAACAGGTCGCCATTATCCAGATATCTTTGAAAGACTCCTTTAGAAATCCCGAACCGTTCTAAAATCTCTATTCTGCTCATGCTGTCGACGAATGTACCATCTGCTGTAACAATGTCATAAAGTTTCATTTTATCTCCTTACTTATCTTTCTTATTCCGTACCCAACCGGAGTATATGCCCTGTCGGTACTGGGATGGTTCGTCTTGAGCAAACCATCATCAACCAGATTATTGATATGTTTCCAGACCGTAGCTCTCCCGGCATCCACCCTTTCAGAAATCTCTGTAATTGACGGTGCATATCCAACCAGTTTGATATAACTGATGATATACATATAAATTTCTTTTCTGAGAGCCTGTCCCTGCTCATATCTGTTCTTTGTGTTGTACATTCTTTCTCAACTCCCTTTGTTTAGAATCAATAAATTTGAAAAATGCCAAAACAAGTTCTTTGGCTAATGGATCTGGATATACTTCTATCAATTCTATGCAACGGTCATAGGCTGCTTTTGAATATTCATCTGTGAGTTCAACCAAATAAAACTCCTTTATTAATTCCCATAATTTAGGCATAAACATTGCCATCATTGGAATATCTTCTTTCTTTACACTTGCCATTTCTTCTCCCTTGAATGTGTAACGTGTAACATAAGTATTTAATTTTTCCT